ACATGCCTACTGAGCTACAGGGGTTCTACAGCGGTAACCCCGTAGGTGCTGTAGCCAAGGGTGCAACAGGGGCTATACCCGGAATGTTCGGTCAGCTTTTCAGGCCCCAGAGACAGGCCGAGAGGCGCGTCATAGGTACTGGAGTGGGTCGTAGGTCTGAGTACGTAACTAACCCTAAGCAGAGTGTGGTTACGGGGAGTATGCTGGCTAACTCTGCGTTAGACAAGCAATACACTAATTCGCCTGAGGGCGGGGATAATGTAGTACAAAATAGTGCTGAGGTCCAGAGGTACGTAGACGGAAGTTTTGACGTAAGTGACCAAGAAGCAATTAGGGCAGGACTCGCGTCTCTAGAACCTGATACACCTGATGTGATCTTGGACGCCGCGATGGAACACTGGCAAACGGTTCAGGGTATAGACAGGAGACCCGGAGGAACCACGGCAGTCGTACGTAGGCCGCTGTCTGGTGAGAAGCTGTCAGGAGAGGCCACAGGAACAGCGTCAACAGCGTCTTCTGTGTCTAGGTCACTAGCTAGCCCTAAGACTCTAGAGGCGGCTCAGAAGGCTCTACCGGACGCTGAGGGCATAGACTTCTATAACCAGTACTTAACGGTCTCTAAACACGCTAACAACGACAACGTGCGTAAAGCCGTGTATAACGAGAAACTGCCAAAGGGGACCACAGGAGCAGACTTACAGCAGGATTACTGGAGAGGTCTGTACAACAAAAGTCAAGGTAAGAAAGTTACAGAAAAACAACAGCAGGCGCTTGACTTCTTTGAGGACGCTAAGCCCATTAAGATGACAGACAGGGGAGACGGACTCTACACGCTACAGGACACAACCAAGTCAGCCGCACAGGACTTAGGCGGCATGAACCAGTTCCTAGCCATCGACGTAAACAAGGGCAAAGTATGGACAATGGGATCAGACGGTCACGACCTGTTTGGAGTCAATCCTGCAGGCGCTAACGATCTGGTAAACCTCGTGCCTATCCACTCGTTTGACGTAGGCACTAAGAAATCTTATCCCAAGGCGGGAGGAGTAGAGGTAAACCTGAGCCGTATAGAAGAGCTTACAGGGATGCCGAGGAAAGCAGGAGAGTCAGCAACTGCGTATCAGAAGAGAGTCATGAGAGACTACAAGGGTACTGCTGAGTTACAAGACTACCTAGAAGTAGGTAAAAATGTGGTCGGCGCAGGGATGTTAACATCAACCGTAGCAGGAGTAAATGAAGATGAAGAAAGATAAAGACGATCACACAGTAGAGTACACACCTATCGACTACCACTGTCTAGGACACTCTCAGAAAGAGCGAGTAAAGAAAATGCAGTCTAAGGGAATCTCTACTCCCTATGATGCCGCTAGTACACCACAGGAAGTAGAGGGTCATGTAGCTGAGAAACGCTACGGCACTATCTTTTTCCTATAACTCACAGTTATTACCTGTACAGGTATGTCTTGAGGCCACTCCCATTGTGGATCAGAAGTAGTGACCACAGTACACGCTGGCAACATAAGAATAACTAATGCCAGCATCCTAAAGCTCACAGTTATTGCCTGTACAAGCTAACTGCTGGCTACCCTCAGTCATGTCAGAGGCTTCACTAATGTCCCAGTCAATCTGGGTCGGGAAGCCCTTCTGAAGTGCCTTGAGGGTGGCCTTATCTACAGGTTCATAAGGGGGCTGAACATAAGTATGATCTGAGTAAGGAAGGAAAGAAATTCCTGAGACCTTATCAAACTTGTTGTACAGCCACTGTCCCACCTCAAGGAACTCATCATCACGGTAGTAGCAGGTCATAGACGGCTTGTGCTCACACCAGTAGTCCTGATAGATCTCCCACAGTTCCAACTGCTCCATAGCACCCATGTCTGAGGCTGTCACAGCGCCCTCAGGAGCCGCTATAGGGAAGGAGAATACCTTGGTACTGGGATTCATCATATCGTCCTCTGACGGGACTCCTGCGGCCTCTAGGACGGCACACAGGGGGTCGCGTCCGTCAGCCCGTACCCGCCGAACATAGTGACTGCTGTAGCGAGGGTGAATCCCACTAGCACTATCGACCAACTGACTAACAGTGCCAGAAGGCTTAACCGCAGTAATTGCGACAGACTGATTAATACCCAGTTTCTTAGCCCACTGCTCATTAGTAACAATCGCCTCATTACGCATCTCCGTTAGCCACTTCTTTAGCTTAGCCTTGTCCCCACGGCCTGACAGTAGCGGGTGATCCATGATGCCAGTCAGCGATACCCCTAGGAGCGCCTCTTCTTCCGTGTTAGTCCTCCAGATAGCCCTGAGATACCTAAAGTCAGTCAGGGTAGCCTGTAGCGTACCTAGGATCGTAGCCACCCGTACCTTCTGCTTGAGTGTAGTCAGGGTGTCCTGAGGTCTTACTACGACTTCTGACAGGTTGCAAAATTGATACGGTTTTAAGATTATCTCAGAACATGGGTTAGTTCCAAAGTCGCACTCACTGTCCCTGCGCCCGTTCTTAGCCGCCTGCTTCTGACTAGCGACACGAGAAAACACGCCACGTTCGCCAGAGCGTGACTCGTACAGGCTAGTCCACTCGTTTAAGAAAGCTTCAAAGTCAGGCTTCTCTGTGTAGCAAGCAGAGTTATTCGCTAGTCCACGCTGAGGCTCATCTACCCACCACTGACCGTGCTTAGAGCGCCGTAGGCGATCATCAGTTAGGTTAGAGAGGCTAATGAGGGCGCTTCTGCGTACCCCTCCCACAACAATACACGATGCTATTTTACAGCAAAGATCGTGGCATTCAATGGAGCTAAGCTTTCTGCCAGATGCTCCTTGAAAGAGTTCTGTGGTAAACTTGAAGAGATCGACGAGAGGTTCAGGACCACTTGCACGGCCTCCGAAAGTCTTGAGTGGGGAACCTGCGCTTCGTACGTTACTAACGTCCCATCGGGGAAGCTGACCTGAATAGAGCAGTGATACCAGTTCCCTAAACGATTTCGCCCATCCGATTTTCGAATCTGCAACATGGATAACTGTGTCTGTGGCATGGAAGTCCTCCGCGACTTCAGGTAGCTTAGTGATGTACTGCCGCTCTACAGAGTATCCTACACCTGTGCCGCAGAGAAGGACGTACATAAGTTCGTCAAAGCTTCTGGGGCTGTCTATAGGCAGATACGAGCAATTGAACCCTGCTACGTTATCACGCTCTAGGGCCTCTCCAGCAGTCATGAGTGCTCTCATGCTGGGCATTACCTCTAGGTTAGTGATAGCCTCAGTAACCCCTGTTACGTCCTCACCCTTGAGGCTCCCACGGTCTACCCAGAACTGTACGTAGCGGCCTACGGTTTCTTCCCAAGTCTCCCTGCGTTGCTCCTCTGGTAAGTATCTAGCGTATCGGGACTTGTGTATGTACTGTTGGTATGCATCCATCTATTCTGTCACTCCTAGTGTCTCGTTCATGATTGCTTGAGAGGCCATCTGCAGGAGCATGTACACACCATCAGGGTACTGCTCGTTGGAGGCCACCTCAAAAGTCTCTCCGTCTTCGTACATGATTACTGCACACTTCATGTTTCTCCCGTTCTGCTCGTGAGACATAGCTTTGCCCACGAACACCGACAGAAACTCAGAGGTTGGTACTTCCTCCTGTGTGTCTTTCTTTTTACCAAAGTCGCCATCTATGACTTTCACGATGCGACCTCCTTAATCAACCAGTCTAGATAGACCTTAGCTTTCTTGAGATCCTCTAGACCGTTCTTGTACTCGTAGCGCCACAGGTACTTCAAGCAGTTACCCTTGAGATACCCCTTGTACTCCTGTGGGTGCATAGACGCCTTGATTGCTTCAATGGCCTCAATAGCACCCCTGTTGTAGTGGTCAGGAGCGTCTACAGGGTCGTGGTTGTCCTGAGGGTGGTACAGTTTACCCGTGAAGGTTTTGCTGGCCTTGTCCCACTCAGCGGGGGTAGCGTCGGTTATAGACATTTCTTTACACTCCTCAAATTTCTTTTGGCACTCCTCCAGTGGTACTCCAGACTCCGCGCACACCTGCCTGCGAATCTCACAGTTTGTGTAGTAAGTCCACTCATTATTCACTCTCGCCTTCCCAACCGTCACACTCAAAGGTAACTACAGCCATGTAGCCCCACTCTGGTACGTCATCGTCTACCATGACTGCATCAGGGAACCCAGCCTCTTTAGCGGCCCTCATGGTCTGGTAGTACAAAGTCACGTTAAGCGTCATATGCCTCCTCCTCCAGTTCCTCTTGGAAGCAGTCTAGCTTTCGAATAAGTTTGTCCTCAAAGCGGTCTAGTATTTCTTCTGCAGAGATCTGTAGTGCTTCCAGAAGATCATCGGGATCGTAAATGTGCAAGAGACGCTCCTTAATTTCGTCTAGTGTCAGAGACATAATCAACCAACTCCTTAAGTGTATCTATATTATACCACAGAATACCGTTGTTGTCACACCACTCAGCCATAGTACGTTTGGTACTTTTGCTTACTTTCTGGTTAGGCTTCATCAGTACAAATATGAGTTCATGTGTTTCTGGGATGCAGTTAGAGATCGAACGATACTTCTGCGTGTCTCCTGCGCGAAAGTATCCTTTGCACTCGATGAGGTAGGAACGCCCGTTGCGCTCGTAGACAAAGTCCGGTGTGTACTTTCGTTCGATGCGGTAGTCCACTTGGAACGGTTCGTAGCTAAAGCCAAATGGTTGTAACTTTTGTGCGACATCGTACTCAAACCCCGATCTAAATTCGTTAGGAAATTTCTGCGACTTTCGGCTCATTGACCACCTCTGTTAAGTATCTGGGACCACTTGAGTACAGGAACGTTCTTACTCCTGAGTAGCATGTATGCTTGAAAGGACAGTACGAACAACCGACTGCGAGCTTCATGTTTCCACTTTTGCCATCTGGTACTACTGCGTGGCAGTGCTCTGGTGCTTCCGGTTGCTCCACTAGCTTTTTTACACGTTCTATGTGCTCCTCTATGTCGTAGCCTATCTTCTCGTACACAGGAGCCTGAGTATCATCAGAGTCGTACATGAGGTACGTTAGGTGTCCGTTCTGCTTGTCCATCGCTAGCCAACCAAACTTACTTTCCCCTTCAGAATGTGCATACGCTTTAATTTGAGCAACGTATCCAAACGGATCATCAAAAGCGAGACTTCCGTCCTTGAATTTCTTAAACCCAAAAGTGGAAGTACTCTTAACATCAGTGACAACACCGTCAATTTTACAGTCCATAGAACCAGTGATGCCTCCCACCTCACATTTCTTTTGCTCATCTGTTACCTCGTGTCCAGAGATCCTAGTGAGGAACAACAGCATCTCCTCAATCAAGTGCCCGTACATAAATTTAACGTAAGTGTTAGGGGTCATCTCCTCTTGTACGTCGGGGTTGTTAACTACGTTCCAGAGGTAGCGATCATCTCTTCCGATGTTGGACATGCGTAGCTTACGTCCGTCTCGTTTCTCAGTGAAGAGGTTAGACATGAGTCGCTTACAGTTCTCCCCGAACCGTTCGATCTCCTCGTACAGATCAACACCCTCAGGTATCTCCTTCTCTGAGACTACCTTGTAGATATCGTCTACTAGTCTGTAAATATCATTCATTGTTTTGTCCGTTTAAGTAAGTGATTGCGGCCTGTAGTACTTCCGTGTTGTCGTTGAACCCGCCTAGCGCCCTGTTGCACTTATGACACAGCCAGCCCCTAAAGGTTTCTTGTTCGTGGTCGTGGTCTAGTACCCAGCTTCCGTTCTTTGTGTTTCCTTGGCCCTTTACGTCCTCCTCTGATCCCTTGCAGATGGGGCAGTGGTAGCCCTCCTCTGGCATCCCGTGTTTGTCCCTGAGACGCTTACGTACCTTCTGCATCTCGTTGTTACACTTACGGCACTCAGCCCTTAGGTAGTTCCCGCCTGAGGCCATGTTGTAAGCGTCCAGTGGTAAGTACTGGTCACACTTAGAACACACCTTACCGTGGCCTGCACCTAGGTCCTCGTGTTCAAAGAAACACAACTGGTCCATTAATGTGTTTCCGCCCATGTGTCTCCGACTTGGTACTCCCCGTCGAGGGGGCATCGGA